AGCCACTGTAAGCCGTCCGCCAGGGGCTTGAAACAGTTGTTCCAAAGCCAGTTGACGGCGCCTCCGACAAGCTCGATGTTAACCTTCATTATGCCAATGAGAAAATCGCCTAAAGGCTTCAAAATCCTGTTCCAGAGCCAGTCTAAACCGTCGCGGAGCGCCTTTGTAACGTCATCCCAATGTTTGATCAGGTAGGCGATTATTGTTATGGGGCCGAAAAGGGCTGCGAGAATCGGGTTATTCGTTATTACATTCCACAATGTTTTAAGCGTGTCGATGAAAGGCGAGACAACGTTGTTCCAAAGCCATGTTAAAGCGCCAATAATCGCGTCAACAGCCGGCTTGAAGAAGCTGTAAATTGCGGTTCCAATAGCGTTTATTGCGTTTCTGAAAGGCTCGCATTTCTCATAGGCGATGACCAGAATCGCTATTAACGCGCCTATTCCGGCTATGGCAAGTATAATCGGGTTGGCTGCGAGGAAGCTCATGGCTCCGCTTACAAGCTGAACCGCCGACTGGAAGTTTTGGAAGACCGTTATCCCACTGTTAACCATTGAAATCACTGTTGGAACAACGGAGATGGCAAACTGGGCTACGGTTTGATTTGCGTTGTTCTGAGCCATTTCGGCTTTTTCAACGGCCAGCCGATATCTTTCCTGAGCCAACTCTAAATCTTTAGCTGCAGCCTGAGCCTTTTCGCTTTCAGGCCCATATTTCTCGACAGCTTCATTATATCGCCTTTGGGCGTCTGCAACGGCATCGGCAGCTTTCTGGACAGCATAATTGGCTTTTTCAACAGCGTAGTTTGCCTTTTCAATCCTGTCCAAGCCCATGTAGAGGCTGAAGCCTGAACTTGCAAGCCCCGTGAAGCCTAAAGCCAAACTTTTCGCCGAGACTAACGTCGCCTCTTGGGCCGCTTGGACATCCTCGTTCGCGCTTTCAATCTTAGCCATGCTTTCCGCTGTCTCGTCGCCCAACTGGCGGACTGCAGCCAAGGCTTCGTCAACCTTGGCGAGGATGCGCATTTCAAGCTCTTGGCTCATTCGCTTTTGCCCCGGCTATAAAACCAGTTCAGCCATGAAACGAGGAAGCGAAACTGGAAAAGGCTTAAACGGCCGATATATTCAAGCGGGTAGCCGAACTCGTGTGCTATTAGGCCTATGTGCTGGGCGTCTTCGTTGGCTCGGAGCCAATCGTCAAGGGTTTCCCAGCTAAAAAACCCATGTCTCTAGTGAGGGCTGTCATAAGCTTGGCTGCAACGTCTAACGGCAGAGCTTTGACTTCATCGAGGGTTAAATCCTTGTTCGCCTTCTGCAACATCAGCCAAAGCGTCATCACACCCCGCTCTTCAGCCGTCTTGCACTTTGCAAGTTCAAGGCTGTCCGCAAGCGTGAGAACTCCATATTCGACAACTCCAAGATCCTCAATGAACACGCTGCGGATTTCCCTGCTGCTCTGGATTAGGGCTTTGACATCTAATTTGGCGGCTTTTTCAGCTTTTTTCTGCTCGTATTCCTCGAGTTTTCTGGCGTATTCCTCCACTTTCCCGTTCATGGCGAAAATCACCTCCCTTCTCCGGTGACTTTTCTTTCGGCAAGCTTCCGCCTAATTCGTTCAAGCTTGCTTTTCCCCGGCCTCATTTAGAGCCTCCCGTAAACGTGGTTTTAATGCCAAAAACAGGAGTGGGTTCGGAACCCACGGGTGGGACTTTGACCAGCTTCAGCCTTTTCGCAGAAACAGTTTGGTAAACGATTTTTAAGCCTTTGCAGTCGCGGATAACCATTTGCTGAAGCTTCTCAATTTCCCTTAGTGGTCCGACGGCTATGAGTCCAAAGTTTAGGATAACGTCTTTGTTTCGTTCCAGAGTTTCCATTTTAAAAGCCTCCAGAAAGGTGGAATAGGGCTATGCTTGTGTTGTGAACGTTATGCCGTTTCCTTCGCCTTTAACGGACTCCATGATGACGCCGTGCTGCTCGACGGTTAGCTCCCAGCTTGTGAAGACGACGTTGGTTATGTCTATTTCAGGCTTGCCTGTGCCTGTTCCCTGTGGAAGCACGCTTATGGTTACCGCTGACCCGTTTAGGACGTTGTTGGCGTATGAGCTGTCAATGTATGCTTTTTTAATGTTGACTTTGAAGCTTTTGTTTCCGCTGGCTATCACCGCCGGCCTGTCCGGGTTTGTTCCGCCAATATAATATTCCTTAATGAGGTCGGCGTCTATGCTGACGCTTACGCTTTTACAGTATCCAATAGCAGTTGTTCCCATCTTTATCACGGCTGTCGTGCCAATTATGGGAGTTGACATTTTACACGCTCACCTCTTTTCTACGAGTTTTTGCTTGCGGGCCACCCGCCTGTGGCAGCCCTTTACAAGCTTTCCCAAGTTTGGCTTATCGCCTCTTGCATGGCGAAAGCCAAAAGGGGCAAATTCTCTTGAATTGCACGTGTCAAGAAGTATCGGGGCGCAATATAGCGTGTTCCAAATTCCTGGAAAATTGCGTAGTAAACGTAAGCGCCCACGCGGAGAACCAGGTCTCGTGTGACTGTTTGGTATATACTCGCCCTTAAGGCGCCAGTCCTTACAGGCGCGTAAGCCCTTGCGCGGACAACAATCTGCTGGCCGATTTCGCCTAAAACACCCGCAAACCTTTCCCGCAGCTGCTCGGGCATCTGCTTAAGGGCTTCGGCGAAGGCTTCAACCTCTGAAACGTCAACTTCTATTTTGACGGTCAAGCAAAACTCACCAATATGACTTGAAGGCTTAAACGCGCCAAGTCTGGGCTTTCAACCTTGTTGAACTCACGTGTTATGTATGCGTCTTGAAAACCGCTTGGAACAGACGCCTTCAAAATGCGGTAAACCTCGCCCCGCATGTTTTCCCGCGCGCTAACAGCATCGCTAACGGATGTCACAACTTTAACGAGGACGTCAACCATAACGTTTTGTTCGACAAGGTCCACGTCTTTGGCTATATTGCGGATGTTTGCAGCCGTCATGGGCGCGTAACAGGCTACAACATAGTTTTTGCCCATTTTCGTGAAGTCTATGGCTTCAACCTTACTCTTCGCCCAATAAATATCCGCCTTAGAGGGGCTTGAAAGGCTCCAGTTGTCCTGTAAATGCTGGCATAAAACCTCTGAAGCGTCCGCCATCATACTTCACGACTCCATTTCGGTTAGTGAGCATTATAAAGCGAAACATTTCGGTTTGAAACGCCAGAAAGTTTATATAACTAATATTAACCGCTTAGCAAAGTATTTTGTTAGGGACTACACGGCTCCACCTCGAAAATTTCGGCAAGCTTCTCAATGTCCACGCCCGGATCCAAAATTGTGACACGCCCGTTAAGTTTAAGTTTAACATAATTTTTGAACGTCATGGACTAATCAGCCCGCCCCTATATTTTGGAACTTCTTCAGAAGCTGCAGCTTCCGCAGCCTTAACCGGCGTTGTCAAGTTTACTAGTTGGCGGACAAAATCCTCCTGAAAGCCCTTTATTGTGCGTTCAATCGCCTCGGCGTAGGGACCAGCTCTCGCAACACGCAAATCGCCTAGGAAGTAGTCGAAGGCCCCTATCATGGCTCCGCCGCTTGAGACGACGAGGACACGCATGCAAGCCAAATCCAAAGCCGCCATCTTCGCAACCGGGTATTTCGGGTCGTCTGTGGTCAAGTCTCTTCCGAGAAGCGCGTTTATGTAGGTGTTGGCGAAGTCCACATGAGCGTTTACACTCGCCTCGGCGATTGTTAAGCCGTAAACCGTGTAAACATGGTTTACGTTGTCATATGTCATGTTTAGGGCTGCTTGAACATCAGACGCTGTTACATATTGCACGGTCATGTCAATCCCAGAACCAAAGGCTTAGGAATTGGATTATAAACGCGAGGACTATCACGCCATACATTATGTCACGTGCAAACCAGATGTCAACGCTTGGAAGCATGTAGAAGGGCCAGTCAAACGTTTTAAACCCCAGCGAGAGCCGGAACTCGACGATTTCAAGCTGCCAAAGCCCCGCGACAAGCATGAAAACGCTTAGGGCTATACAGCAAACGTTTTTCAAACGCTTGATGCGCCTAAGGCTTAAACGCATAAGCCCAGCACCAAGCCAATTATGAAGCCGAAACTCCATTCGCGAAGCTCGTGGAACATTTCATCGCGGATTTTCGTCTCTTCAACATATTCATAAGCAAAGAACTGGGCGTAGAGAAAAAGGGAGACTGCTAGGCCAAGCCACCCTTTAGGGGCTAGGAAGCCCGCCGCCAAGCCGTGTAAAACGTGGCAGAGGATGGAAAGTTTACTCATGGCTTTCGAGCCAGTCGCTGTATTCGA